CGCTTGTCCCCGAAGAGGACATGGTTGCGGCTGTATGGCACGCTGTGTCGAAGGGTGTCATCCTCGCCGCCTTGAGCGATCATCTCGAATGCGTCGCTAGACAGCACCGACACAACCGTGGAGCGCGTGAAGTTGAAGTAGTCCCCTGCGCCGGAGACGCATAGCGCGGAGCCTGAGCCTACGAGCAAGCGATCCTGGAACATACCCAGATAGGTGATCGGGTTATTCCAGAACGCAGGAGGGGGATTGTTGTTGGCGTTACCGGCCTTGGGTGGAAGCTGCTGGATAGGGCCACCACCCAGGACGAAGCTAGGATGCCCCAGGGTAGCGATATTGGACACGGTGTCAATGTTGATCACACGCAGGCCAATGTCCGCCATCCAGTCAAGGGTAGTGGTGTACTGCTGCTCGCGCCAGATCACTTCCTGGAAACCGCTTCCGGTGCCTTTGGCAACGGCAAGCATGTAGAAGCACGTCTCAAGGTTGGTGCCAATCTGGACAACCTGTCCGGGCTTGAACATGAGCGTGAGGTCGTCAACGTTATCCACCACCTGACCGCAACCCCGGATGAGCGAGCCGTCGCCCCCGTCTGTAACGGTGATGTCGGACTGCGCCACAGCAGGGTCGGTAGACTGGAAGTGCACATGCGAGCCAACGCGAGTACCCGTGCGCCCGGCACCTAGGGCGGCCCATGCGTTGAGCAGGGACTGCGCTATGTTCTCAGGACTGATGGCCTCAGCGGCCCCGGCCACGCCAGCGTTAGGCGTGAGGTAGGATGCCGTGGCACCGGCAATGGTGATCTGGTAGGTGCGCGTGTAGGCCCCACCCCGAACCCACGCAACAGGTGCGCCCTGGGTATTCTTGGCGACGTTCTCGGGGAGCCACTTGCCCGCTCCGGTATTAGCCGTAGGCTTGAATCCCTTGCGAGCGTACACAAGATACTTGCCCACCGAGGTAGCAGCGGCGACACCGTACTGTGCAAGCTCATTGAGCTTAGCGATGGACTGCGCGTCTGACGCCACAGAGGTAAAGATCTTCTCCGTCATGTTGTAGATGATGACGGGATTGAGGGCGTTCTTGAAGCCGGAGGACAAGGGCAGCGCCGTGGTCTCGAACTCACGCTCACGCATAAGAATGAGGTAGTCTCGTGCGCCAGTAGTATGCTGGAAGGCGCGGTAGCCGGTGGCCTTGTTGAACAGGCTAGAGATGAAGCCTGCATCCGGAGGGGTAAGCTGGACACCGGCCTCGAACACAGTACCGCGTCGGCGGGTAAGGCCTTCTACTGGATCGGGAACCATGTTCACCTGATCCTCGTGCTGGCCCTGCTGCCGCACTTCCGGGGGCTGTTGGGATACGCCCCGCAGGAGGGAGGCATAAGAGCCTGCAATCTTCATGTCGAGTCCTTAGCGCGGTCGGCGCGAATAGTTGACGGTATTGGTGATGCGGGAAAGGCGCTCACTCTGGAGGATGAAGTTAACACGGGTGTTGCGGATGTGCTCCGCCATCACAGTACCGCGTAGGCCGATCATCCCGTTAGACTGAGCGCTGGCCTGGGCGCCGTAGACCTCGGCATGGAGGTTGCGCGTCTTGGTCTGGTCTCCGTCATACTCTTGCTGGAAGTCCAGCACAGTCTTGCGGGCAATGTAGGCGTTGAAGTTGCGCGGCGTATCCTCGTATGGGACTTGACGTACAATCTCCACATCAAATGATGTTCCGGCAGGGAATACGTTCGTACCCTTGCTGACATCGTAGAGGACTCGGCCACGCTGCACTATGTTGGGTCGGTCGCAGATGGGTCGCACGGTCGCGGTGTCCAGTGGGAGGTACGCCTTAAAGTCCACAGGGTTAACTGCGATCTTCAGGAATTCGGTATTGAACCACCAACCCTCAGCCTGAATGACCGAGTCGTTGCGTTCAAGGATGTTAACTGCGGCTTGCTTGAAGCCATGCTCTTCGGAGAGCGTGTTGAGAGGAGCCTCACCCATGATGGCAAGGCACTGGTTCACAACGTCGAGCGATGTCGCCATGGGTCAGGTTCCTGTAAAGTTACGGACACTGCCCCGGCCTATCAATTAAGATAAGCGCGGGGCAGGGTTTGAAGCTTACGGCTTCAGGATGACGCCGGCATATTCATGACGGTTGGTCGTAGCCGAGTAGGCTTCATGGGCGTCCACGAACCAGCTCTTCGAGAGCTTGTCGTAGAAGACATCCGTGGTCAGCGGGATGGTGTTACCAGCCAGCAGGGCACGCGGGGACAGCGCAACTGCCACAACCTTCGAGTAATCACCCGAGAAGCTATTGCCGTTGTTGGCCGTGTCCAGCAAGTGGCCAACGATGTTCTCGCCACCGGGGAAGTTGTTGCTTGCAACCACGGGCACGCCGTAGGTCTTCAGCATCCAGGTCTTCACCGAGTTGCCATCCGCAGTGATGTAATCACCTTGGATGAGTTGCTCGGTTTGCATGAGCGTGTAGTACACATCGGGCTTGACGCCGATCAGGGTGCCTTCCTTGCGGGGATCGACATCCTTCAGTTCCATCTTAGTCAGAAGACCAGCGATGGCAGCGTACATCTTGGCCGGATCGAGGGCATCGCCAGCGGCGCCCAGGGTTTGCTGCGAACCACCGAAGTGACCGGCAGGCTTGCCGTCAGCCGGAGCAGACGAGTAGGCCGAGTCGGTAGCCAGACCAGCCTTGATGGCTTGAATGAACAGAGCTTGGTCCTTGTACTTGCCCATCAGCTTGCCGTGCTCTTCGCCGACTTCCTTGCGAGCATCGTATTCCGTTTGGAACACTTCGATCAGAGGGATGACGTTACGAGCAGCAAGCACGGTCTCAACGTGCAGGACCTTCTTCGAGAAGTCGTTGGTCGTACCATCAAGCTGAGCGCCCGGGGTGACCTTTTGCAGCGTGGACTTGCCGACCGCGAAGTTCGTGATCATGGACGTACCCTTGACGGTACGGAACGGGATCATACCGTCAAGCACGCTGAAGCGCTTGATGGTCGATTCGACGATGCCGGTGTACTCTTCCAGGTGGAGAGCATCAATGGCGCCAGCGCTGTTCTTTTGACCAGGGCGCTGAATGTTATAGGTTTCGGTAAGGGCCATGATGGCCTCCTTATATTACGGTTGAGGGATTACCCCGCCTCAACCGTGTGGAGAAGGGGTCAGGCGAAATGCCTGTAGTATAGGTACTAGACCTTAACCTTTGTAGCGCAGACGGCGGGCCTTCAGGTCATTGTAAACCTTGGAGTCTTCGAATGCACCCGTGCGGTTGCTGTGGGTACGACGCGCCTCAGCAACGGCCAAGCCATACTCCGAAGGAGAGAGTGCATTGTTCGATGCTGCGCCTGCGCCGTTGCTATTGCTGACGCGAGCGCCTGCACCATCGGTCTCCTGGACGGACGGATCACCGTTAGCGCGAGCATAGGCGTTGACCATAAAGCTCGCAGCAATCTCGGCTTCCTTGCCGCCCTTGGACAGCAAGCCTTGAAGGGCCTTAGTCTCGGACTCGTCGGCGTTAGCCTTGACGTACTCCGTAACCGCAGTCCACTGCTCAGCACCGCCAGCGATCTTCTCGACAGCGGCCTTGTCAGCAGCTTGCTTAGTACGAGTCTCGGCGCTGAACTTCTCGTAGGCCTTACCGGCCAGGGTCAAGTAGACCTCAACCTCATGAGCAGGGAGGCCCTTAGCGATCAACTCAACCTTAAGGAGATCGAAGTTGCCCGACTCGATAGCCGGAACCATACTGGGGTGGTCCGGACCAAAGCCGTGCTTACCGACATACTCAAGGGCCATGTCCAACCCACGGTCACCCGTTGGGTTGTAGGCAATGGCACCTTTGGCGTCGGCCTCATCGGCCGCCACATCCAGCTTCACGGGCTCCGCAGGCGGGGCCTTTACCGGCTCGCCAGCGGGCGCACCGGGGTTGCCGGATGCAGCGGCCAGGGCAGCAGCATCAGGGGCGCCAGAGTCGTTCTGGACGGTCGCGTCGGGGGTGTTGTTTTCGGTCGTCATGGATCGACTTTCCTATTACTGAGGTTGTTGGGGGTTAGCGGCAGCTTCGGCACCAGCGACGGCACCAGCTTCAGCGCCAGAGGCGGCAGCGTTCTGCGCGGCGGCAGCTTGCTGTACTTGGGCGACGAACTCGGCAAGGTCTTGCCACTTCATACGGTTGAGCAAACCTTCGGGGACGTTCATGAATCCTGCCAGGGTAGCGATACCTTGCTTCAGATTCTCTAGGTCACCGTTGCGGCTGAGAGCATCAAGGCCCGTGATGATAACGACATCGAGGTCAGTGCCTGCAAGGGGCGTGTCAGCAGAGGCTAGCATCCAGTTGGCGACCGGCTTCTGGATAGAAGGGGCCAACATGGAGTACGTACCACCGAAGCTGGACTCAAGTTCCATCGTCTGCATACGCACTTCCTCAGCGGTCACTCGCTCGGCATCCCG